GCTGCATAACCCCATCTATGATTTTATGGGCATGATTACCCATATGAGATGCATAGGTAGTTACACCATTGTTATCTGCATCAACCTCAATAGTATGGTAATGACCATCGGTCACATTAGTAATACCCGCACTAATTGTACGCATAATTTTTTCTTTGTCTTCCTCTGGCTGTTCATCCATAGTATCTACAAAGCTTTTGTATTCTTCATCACTTTCAAAGCTTTTTCTAATAGAAAATAAAGATTCTTGATTGCAAGGAATGGATACTACAGAGATTTCTAATAGTTCTACTTCAGTAATAGTAGTGCTATCATCTTCTCTATTGTATTTGCCATCTTTTACTCTAAAACCAACAGAAAAACTTTTCAAAGCACCATCTTTAATTAGTGTTTGTATTCCATGTGTTTTTTCAGCAGCTTCACTAACAGCTCCTTCAACAAAAATACCTTTTTTGTCTACTCGAATTTTTTCTATGCGACCAATCGGGGTATCATGTTTATGTTGATAAAGTAAAACAGGGTTTTTTCTAAAATTATCTACACCTTTGGCCCAAGCCTGAGCAGTTACTACGTCACCAGCACGATCTTTACATGTAGTGTTAGCGTATCCTGCAATTTTAAGACTTTTTGAACCTTTTTTATATGATTTTGCCTCGAAAGAACTATTTAAATATAAAGTTTTATTCATTTGTTTCTTCCTCGATAACGGAATCCTCTTGTGGAGGTCTTCCTCCTTGGGTAGCATCAGTTGCGCTACCTGTGATATTTTGTGGTATTCTTATATTATCATTATCTTCAATTTTTGGAAATCTTAATCCTTCACGAGCTTCATTTGGGGTTATGATTCCTGTGTTAACCAGAGTAGAATAGTATACAGCTTGTGTTCTGTTATCTGGTTGTAAAGCAGGTACTACTAGTCTATCAGGTCTTATGGTTATGCCATTATTAAAATAGTGAGAAAAAGCTGAACAAAATTGACTTAGCATTGGGAGTATAGTCTGAAGATAAAATAATTTTTGATTAGCATCAATATTAGCATTATTTCCTGATTTAAGTAGTACGTAAGGAACTCCTAAAGCTTTAGCCATATCCATTTGTATTCGCTCAATAGAGTTTTCAAAATCTAACTTATCAAAACTAACAGCAGAAAAAGGATCAATTTTTAATCCTCCGTCTAAGATAGCAGGATTTCTTGATCCATCAAATATTGTAGAATAGGTTGAGCGCCATGATTCTAATAATCTTTGCTTAACTCGTTGGGAAAGAATACTATCAGTTGAAAGAACAAATCCTGGAAGAGCATTATTCTTAAAGAACTGTCTTTGAAATTTAATCATGTAATAATAAAGTTCCATTAACTTTAAAATAGGTTTTAGTTTTGAGGTGCCTCTGAATATAGATTGATCATTCTCAGCCATAACATGAATTATCTCACTAGGTTGAAACTGTATAGCTTCTGCTTTTCTAGTTTGTTTACCAAAGTTATACAAATCCTGTGATGCTTGATTTGATATAAGATAATTATAATGCTTTACAAAAGTAGTTTGGTCTGGTACAACCTCAACATCATTAGCAGGTAGTAAATATACATATTTTCCATCATAATAGAAAAAAGCATTACCATCTAGTATAAAGTCTAAAAATGCTCGCCTAAAAAATCTTACTCGATCTTCAAAAGGATTTGGTTTTATATTTAATAAAGAATTTACTTTTTTAGCAGGAGAATTACCCTCTACTACTAGTGGAATCTCAGCACAAGAGTTGATAATCATTTCAACTGATCTATGTACCACCTCAATTTCTCTATAAGCTTGCTCAAAATCTACAATAGTTTCTGGCGAAGCGTAAGGCTCCATAGCCGCTATAGATGGCTGGGCTGGATTAAGTTTTTCAACTATCCATTGTCTAAAACCTAATCTTTCAGTTTGCGCCATGCTTATTCCTTTGAATATCTAACCAATTTTTTATTTTTGAGCCTAGATGGTTAGAATATGTTTGGCCGTAAATAGAGTGTAGTTGTTTATGATGCTTTGAGCATAGTGTATATAAATTTTTATGACTCAAATCATCTTCACAATCATTAGCAAAAGTAACTCTTAACTGTTTTATATGCTCAACTGAATCAACGTCTTTAATAGAGTTTTTTATACACCATTTTGAAAAAAGCTCACTCACACTATACAAATGATGAAGTTCTAACTTTTCAGAAGATCCACATATATAACAATGATCTCTTGTCTTGTAATCTTTTTTAATATAATCCCTAATATATTTAATGGGAAATCTTTTTAAACTGCTCAATTACTTTCCATCTCATATTAAAATGTTCAGGGTCTTTATTTAATCCTACATCTAACTCTGGTAAGTTTAACACCCTACCACCTATAGTGTCAAGAAATTTTAATTTTAAATATTTCTTAAGTAGATAAGATACTATAATATCATCTCCCCTTCTAGGATAACCTATTTTTTCTATATCGTCTTTAATCAGGTTAAGAGCAGACTGTTTTACTAAAATAACTGACCCCACTAAAAAGTCTACTTTTGAATTTATATTCCAATGGTCTACTAAATCTTTATAAGCATTAGCAGTCTTAACACCTGATTTACCATATATACCCACTATAGGCAAATTTTTTTCTAACATTTTCTTAACCAAAGAAGGATGAGGTAGTAGATCATCATCTACAATTAATTTATATGGCTCATCATATTCATAACACCTGACCCATCTCTCCATACAAAACCAATTTCTTTCATTGTTTATCACGTCTACAGGATATGCTAAATGTGGGTGAGGAATATTAGAATTATTATTTATAATAGTAACAGGCATATACGGTGCAAACACAGAACGTATCTTAGTTACATTTGCTCTTCTTTTATAATCTAACACCATTAATCTAATATTAGGCATAAATAGATATACCACTCATTTTTGAATGAGTATATATAGCGTACCTAACTGAATCACTAGGGTGTGAGGTCCAATCATGGATGGGTTTAGGATTTTCTGTATTTGGATTCCATCTGTAGGAACTCATAGCAGCGTAAGTATGTTTAGCTCCCATAGTATCGAAATATAAATTATCATTTTCTATTAGGGATTGTAAGTATGATATACCATCATTAACTGATTTAATAGCATTTTCACAGTATATATCATAATCATAAGCAAAATCAGCTTTTACTTGTTGTGCAGCAGAGTCTATGTATATAGTTTCTATATTCCATCTGTCTATCTGCTCTTGTATTGCAGAAGCTAGTTCAGAAGTGGTAGACTCTTTAGAGATATATTCATCCACAATGTAATAAGACTCTCCATCATAACCTATAACAACAAATACATTTTCATCTCTGTATCCCACATCTAGTCCCGCAATAATTTCCATATATCTATCATCAGAATATTCACCTACATGCTTCTTTTCATCTAAGTATTCAAATATTTGAGCTTCAGTAGTGGTCCACTCACATTCATACTCCTGAGCAAATAAAGCACGAGTAGAAGTCTTTTTAGCTTCCATAACATCTTTTTCGGATAATAAAGGATTGGATCGCCAAGTGTGAATAGATGATCCCCACTCTTCATATTCATCAGATCCGCCTCTCATAAAATAATCGTATAAATAGTTACCTTTACCCCTAGGAGTTGAAATCCATAAGCAACGAGAGTCTCTAAAGGTAGATAGTGCAGGACGTAGATCACGAGTAAAATATTCGTCATTAGGAATAATTGCTGCCTCATCTACAATAAGTAGATTTGCAGCTCGGCCAACTAGTGAGTCTCTATTATTAGCTGATAGTAGTCTAAATACAGAACCATTAATTAATTTAACCACTTTATCTTTTTGATTAAATTTATCAACTTCTAATTCCATACTTTTAATTAAGTCAGTAACGTAATCCCAAATGATAGATGATAGTGAAAAGTTCGGAGCTACCACCATCACCTGTTGGCCGGGCTCAAGTAATTTTGCAAATGCTACTATAGCAGCAGAATATGATTTACCTGTGCGTCGAGCAGATACGTGTACAAAAAATCTATTGTCTTCTAGTCCTTGTATCATAGCACGCTGAGATTCATTAAAAGTAACAGCTGCAGGAAGTTTAGAACACAGTTTATTTATATTTATCTTAAAAAAGTTTTGATTCATTTAGGACTAACGCTAATAATTGCAGTAACTATAGCAATAACACCTGCTACTACTCCTCCTACCCATAACAAAGTGTGTATAGAAGTTTTACCTTTAGTAGCTAGTTCAGAAACATTATTCAGTTTTTTATGCATAGCTTTAATTTCTTCTGATAATGCAGTGATATTCTCCATTATCATCTCATGGCGAACTTCGCATACAGCTTCATGAGCAGAGATATTTGTTTTGTTAGCTTGAGACCGTTCATGTAGTCTATCAATTTCGACCTGCACTTTATCCAACTCTCTTGTGTTGTCTGACATTGTTACTCCGCATAATACTCATGTCCTGCATACCAAGCAGCAATAGTATATCTATTTAAATTTTTAACTTCTTTAACGCCATGAATATAATCTTCGTCAGACGGAAATATAACAAGTGAACCTTGTTTCGGTTTTATTTCCACATCAAATTTAGGAAAATGTATCTCGCCACCGTCATAGTCATCGTTTATATAAAAAATTGCAGAATATGTTCTATATTTAGTGGGATGATCAACTCCTACTTGATCTTCTAGTCCGTTACCTTCAGTCCAAGAGTTATCAGAGTGTACACTCATTTGGTCTCCTGGAAACCATCTTACTAATTCTGTATTTTCAGGATACGCATATTCTTGGTAATAGTCCAAAATTTCCTTTTGTGCAATGAACCTTGCTACATTTAAAATTCTTTCTACTTGACCAAAAGGATCTGGCATAGATCTGTGTAAATTTTTATAAGGTAAAGTTTTATCTTTAAATACAGATATAGCTTGACCCTCATTTAAAAAAGCTGCTGGATTCTGTTCTGCAAATGTAGTTAACCATGCACAAGTTTCTATAGATAAAGCTTCTAAAATTTCAACCGGAGCTTTTAACATTATATGCCTAACTTAAGTTAGTAGGAAAAGCTAGTCCAGGAATATTACCTGATACTGGTGGTGGAGTATTTGCATCATCCAATGCTTCAGCTCTAGAATCGTGTAGCTGTTTAATAAATTTTGCACGATCTACACCAAAATAAAATTCTGCTGAAGCAGGCACTTCAATTCTAGATCCATCTTCTCTCATAAAATATCGTGCCTGTCCTGATGCCATTGTATCGTCTTCTACAACTTTAGTAATAGTTTTTTTAAAGGTTTGGCCTTGCAACCTATATTGAATTTTGTATGTTAACATTTTACCCTCCGCTAACAGTTATGTTTTAATAATATAGTTTACAACACTACTTGGCAAGGTTGTTGTTAATGCAGGAACTGTTAATGCTGGTATAGATAATCCAGGTACTGTTAATGCTGGTATAGACAATCCAGGAACTGCATGAGTATGACCAGCAACTGTTAGAGACGCAATTGTTAGTGCGGGTACAGATAATGCAGGAATTGATAGTCCAGGAACTGCATGAGTATGACCGGCAACTGTTAGTGAGGGAATTGCGTGATTATGACTAGCAACTGTTAGTGATGGAATTGAATGAGTATGTGCAGCATTGGTAACTCCAGTAGCTGCTGTTCCCGATGAAGAGTCTTTTGCTGATGTAGCAAATGTAGCTGTTGAAACAGTTAGAGAGTTTGTAGTAGATCCTGTGGTGCCGGTGCCAGTAGTTGATGTTCTACTTCCACTAGTACCTGTACCAGTAGTTGATCCAGTACTTCCGCTAGTAGCTGTACCAGTTGTACCTGTACCAGTGGTGCCCGTACCTGTAGTACCTGTACCAGTAGTTGATGTACTACTCCCACTAGTAGATGTACCGGTGGTTCCTGTACCTGTTGTACTTGTGCCTGTGGTTCCTGTACCAGTTGTAGATGTAGCATTAGTAATCACACTAGATGCTGCAGCAGAGCCTGTTTCTGCCCCAAGAGTGGAGTTATTCGAACCTTTACCTAGAGCAACTCTATCACGCAGATCAGGTAATCCAAATGTTGATGAGCCATCACCTGCGCCATAAGCAGTAGCAATTACTGCAAATAGTCTAGCATATGTGGTTCTACTAACATTTGATCCGTCACAGAGTAGCCAAGCTGCGTTTGGAGCAGCGGTGCCTCCAAAAGGTAGTATGCCTCCTGAAGGAAATATCTCAAAACCACCAGCAGTGGATCCGTCATGTACTCGTAGATTTTCTGTATTCTCATCTACACTCAGCTCTCCTGCTGCACCTGTAAACGAGTTATTTTCTGCAGTTGTACCCCTTCGTAGTTGTAATGCTGTAGCCATTTATTTCTCCTTATAACTCGCCTAAATCGAATTTGCCACCAACTACCAAATTTCCTCCTACAGATATATTGCCTGTAGAGGTTCCGTTACCTAATGTTACAGTAGCGTTCGCTAACAATTGTAATTTATTAGTTGCGTCTATTCCTAGACCACCAACAAATGGTGAAACTTTTGTAGTCATAATAACCTTTCTATCATATTAAACTAATTCAGTCAATATTTTTTCTATAGCGCACCCAAATCAAGAGTTCCAACTATAGTTAATGTATTTGAGGCATTGGTACCAATAACCAAATTACCGTCAATATCTGCATCTGCTGCAACAGCTAAAGAAGTGCCTGCTAATTGACCAGCTGATCCATATGCTACCACTTTACCGTTAACCACTGTACCTGCAGTGACTCCATCTAAAAATTCTATCTCAGTTGAAGTTACAGCACTAACTGCTACTTTACCACTACCGTCTGAGACTACTGCTCTTGAAGCTGTTAAATTAGTATCATCAATAGTAGTAGCCGCCCCAGTAATAGTAGCTTGTTTAGAGTTAATCTGGGTTTGTATAGCAGAGCTAACACCATCTAAATACCCAATCTCTGTAGCAGTGACTGCGGAGATTGCAACTTTACCAGACCCATCACTTACTAAAGCTCTTGAAGCAGTTAGATTACCAGTGGTAATTGTAGATACAGCTCCTGCAATATTGTTAGTGCGACGAGTTTCTACAGCAGCAGTATTTGAAGCAGCTACTCCGGCATTAGAGTTAATTCTAGCGGTAGCAGCGTTAAGCTGAGTCTGGATTGCGCTAGTAACGCCATCTAGATAACCTATCTCAGTAGCAGTGACTACGGAGATTGCAACTTTACCACTACCATCACTTAC